ACATAATACGCACTTTTGGATAATTCAGAATATGAGATAACCTGTTGTAAATCCTACAATTGCTATAATTATTGCCACCAAGGTCATGTTGCTTTCAACCCAGTTATCCATTAGCTAAACCTTGTTAGATTGCCTAGAGATTTGACTTTGAAGTAACTCCATTCTCATACGAATGAAATCTACAGCATCAGGATCAATATCTTTACCATTGATCCAACCCTGCATGATGATAACGAATTGCTCAGGCTCTTGGTTAAGAAACTGGTCATCGAGTTGATTGATATTCATAGTTTTCCTTATAGGTCATCGAGTTTGGTTAAAACTTCTGGTTGGTTAATACGTTCACGGACAATCGAGATTAATTCTTGATCTTCCTCGTACTCTTCCACGGCTTCGAGCAGTTTTAGAAGCTCTTTACCTTCATTAGATTTAGGGTCATCAACATCAAAAAGTTGTTCAATTCTGAGCAATGCTAAATGATGTTCATCTGGTGTGTTGATTTTCATAAGACACTCCCTAGATAGTTGCAGCGCTGCAACTAAATTTGTGCAAACTGACGCGCGGAATTGACATTGTGCGTCATAGTTAAGGTTGTTTCCGCTTGTCTGCTCATTTTTACTCTACATGCAAGCATATAGCAGCAAAAATCGAGCTTATTAAATAGAATTCAACGCTTTTGTTGCGGTATCTGCAAGTGAAAAATCATCCAAAACTGATGAAGATTTAGGTGAAGAATCAACAACAGGCAACCGGCATGAAACTTTATATTTGATACCATCATAAGTTTCTAACCAAGCATCGCAAGGTGAAGCGGCAACAAGCTTTAGTGAATAGTAAACGTAATCAAAAGAACGATGATATCTGTCGTGCATTGCATAATCATATGTTATTTGACCAGAAGTACGACGAATCATGACATGGCCAGAAATATAAACGCCTTGCAAGAAGTCTGGAACGGCTGGTACTACTACCTTAGATGAGGTCGATTGAGTGGACTGATTAGATTGGTTTACAGGTTCATCATCAGTTAGAACAATTGACCAACTGTAAGCCGCAGCCAACAAGAAAATAATAAATAAAAGTATTGAAAGAAAAGGGATTTTCTTAGTATTTGAGGCCACAGGTTGAACATCAGGTTTGTACCATTGCTTTAATGTAGAACCAGATATGTAAGAAAAAGAAGCCCTCATATCGACTTGTCTTAAACCATAATCTTCATAGTCAATTTCGAAAATCTGATTAGTGTCGTAAGTGCCGAAGTAATCTTTTGGCCTATAAGTTTCTGAAAAATAGGGTTTATTGCCCTGCTTCGCCTTTCCTCTTCGGTAAGACGCTCTATTAATGTGTGGGAGAATTTTTGTTGATTGCTCCCTACCCTTGGATTTAATCAAACGATAGAAATCATAGATAGGTGAAACGATTGGTATCCTAAAATGGTCAAGTCTTGTACAACAAACAAAGTGCTCACCAAGAGCGTTAAGCGCTTGTTTATCAACTGATTCAGGGTCTTGAACTGCAATCCAGATATCCCACCCTAGCTTTCGAATCATGACTAACTTTTGGATTAATTCTTTACGCCCCTTTGCATTCCAATCACGGGCATTAAGCCAAAAAACACCCTCATCTAAAAACAAACCACCTAAGTTTACTTTTTCATCTTCCGAACAACCTCGACCAATTTGGTCGAGATCTTCTAAGCGAAATACAGACGGGATACGACTAATAGACTCTTTTGTATTAGGACAAAGGTTTTCAGGAAATAGATCAACATTAGTAGCAACACGAGAGCCACGTGCCAAATATTCCTTCATTTTCTTAGCTAAAAAGATGCCTTTACCCGCGCCTAAAGTTCCATATACAAAGTAACAAGCCATATTAAGCCCCTTTAGATGAAAGTTTAATAATTTTCGACTTCATAATGAATACATGAGAAATAATATGAGTCGTTGCTATTGCAGACATACACTGACCTATATTTCCCGGTAACAATGCTAAACCTGCTGCAACATTACCTGTTGGCTGAACTGGAATAAAAGAAACAACACCTACTACAGAAGCCATAAATGCAATGTACAAAGCTAAATACATTGAAATCAACAAGCCAAGAAATACAAACTTGTTCGTCACACTAAAAACTTGAATTCCAATTAACCCAGCGAGCCATTGACCAATTCGAGCAAACAAAGAAGACATAATTAAATACTCCTAACTGTTCGGGTAAAAATCATATAAATATTAAGAGCTGTCATTAGATAGATAGACCACTCTAAAGTAGGCCTTACATATTCTTCATAAGGCGGACAGTGTGAATCAAAAACAACTTTCTTATCTAAAGTTCCTATGGACAAATCAACAGTAAATGGAATGCAATGACCACCGCCAAAAGACATATAACCAAAAGGATTAAAATCAAAATCAGGAATATCAACCGATACAGAATTATCAATGAAGTCATTCATTGCCGTTGTAATTTCATCTTTTGACGTTTGAAGGTCAGAATCACCCAAAGAATCAGAAGCTTGAGAGTAATTATTGTCTGTATAAGTTTGATACTCTTTAAAAGTCATTGGCCCAATCACTGGTAACGGATTAGACACAGACCAATTACCATCTGGATTAGTATTACCGTCAGGATTGGGGTTAGGAATACTACTACCGTTTGCATTGGCTGATGTGATTGCTGAGTTACTTCCAGCTACAGAATGAGCAAGGAAATAGGCGTCATCCCAAACTTGAGGTGGAATATAATGATCAACAGAAGGGTCAGCGTTTTGCCCTACGCCCCGAACAATCCAATCTGCATAAATCCAAAGCTGCTCTCCAACACCTGGAATCGGACTTCCATCAGGCATAGTTGGAGGCGGTGGAACTTGAATATCAGGTTTTAAATCAGGGTGTAAAGCACCATTCTCATCTCCAAAAGCAAATCTTTGGTCATGCTCTGGCTGAGAAGACACCCACAAAGGAAAATCCGTATCTATTTCCTTGTCCGTTGCAGGACGTTGTTCAGGGTTGCTAGGCTGCCAGCTAGCAGCGCAAGTAGGAACAAGAAGTTGTTGAGCTGGCGTAAGCGTATGACAAACAACGCTTTGGTAATCTTCAGTGATCCAAATTGCACCAGATTCAAGCTTAAACTTAACTGTTCTTAAATCTTGTCTAGCAGGGTCATATCTATAAGGCTCGATATCGAAGTCAGTACAATACTGATAGCTTTCACATTTCTTACTCGCAGCCGAAGTAACAGTTTCACCAATAATGCTACCACTACGCCATGCAACCCCCTTTTGAGGTGCAACATCGCCCTCAGGAACAGGGTCAACTTGTGGGTTTATAACGATGTCATCACCAATTATTGAAAACCCCGCAGCAGCTAGACCATGAGCTATAAAGGGAACTAGTTTCCCCTTGCCTTTTAGAAAACTAAGATACTTTGCTCTAGGTAACTTCCCCTGAGTTTTATAAAGTGGGTCATTTGATGCAAAACCTCTTGCTATAACATCCAACGCAATTTCTGACGCTAAAAAACGAACAGCATTTGAGCCTAAGCCGACTGCAACAGCAGGAGCAAATGCATGAGCTTGATAGACTGGAAAAAACGAGATCCAAAAACAAAGAAAATAAACACTTAAACGCTTAATCATACAAACCTCGATCAAAAAAGGCGCACAAAAAGCACGCCTTGAATTGTAGAAAGATAGTTGAAATCTAAAATTAAGATGCGCCAGAAGAGACGAAAGACTTCACTAAGCCAAAACCTACACGACCACCGAGAACAACAGCTAAAATTGAAAAGCCAGCAGCAATAGCAATGGCTGCATCAGCCGTAACACCCGAAACAATTGAATCAACATCAGCTTGAACTAATGCTGCGTTGGCAGAGGTTGCTAATGTACTACCTAAAACAACCACACTACTTAAAATAGTCTTTTTCATAAGAACTCCATTTAATTATTAGACGCTATAGTTATGATGTTTCTAATATAACGAAGCGTCACACCAGAGGCTAAACCTGTTAGCCAAACGATAAAGCCACCGCTTATTAAATCAATGGCTTCAATACTTTCATATGTTAACTGTTCCATAGAATCAAATATTGGCGTTAAAACCGAGAGCGAATAAAATCAAATACACAAGAGTAATTTGATACTGAACTAGCTGAGTATTCGTTATATCTTCCATGAGCGTTGACAACCTATAATTTTATTTACGGCTTGGGTACTTCCACTGATTTAATTAACATTGTGGTTTTTCCTTGACTAACACCGAGACCAAATGTAGCCACAAAATCAACAGGTGCTTTTTTAGATTCAAGCTCCATTTGAATTTGTTTGGATACTGCAAATCCATTAGCAGTATCAACCGCAGTTTTACCTAGTGAACAGCCGCATTTATTTCCGTCTGAGATATAATCAGTAAGAGTTTGAACATTAGCGAAAATACCGCTTTTACCATCATCAGTGTGATATTCGCCAAAATTAGAACCATAAATAGTTATGCGCATCTTATTCATTTCTTGCTCCTTATTAAGCATTGCCTGACCATTGCTGGAAACTCATTTTTCCACTTGGTGAGTCAGTTTTTTTCGGATTTATTGGAGGTGCTAACCTAACGTTTTTATCATTAGGCTTATGGAAAACTAAGTTAGATGTACCGTCATGCCAGAGCACGAAAGAAACAGATTTATGCTCATTTAGGCGCACTTCACGGCCTGCTTGGAGAGCACGAGCATAGAATGGAGGCATACCAACGTTTTCAAGTGCATTATAAATTTCGTCAAGCTCTGTAGGTGCCACATTTTCAGCGGGCGACTCACCTTTAAGGTAAGCAAGTAAATCAGAACCAGTTTTGATGCCTTCATAAGCAGGTTCAACATAATCTGAGGGGCGTTGGTTGTTAAAATCGAATGTAAGAACAGTACCCAAAGGAACTTGCTCATCAAGATGCAAATTTTGCAATTGATCTTTTGAAAAACCAATTGCCATCAAATCATTGATATTTCTATGAAAGCTGGATTTAGACATAGTCTCTTTCACCTGTTTATATGTGTTGTGCTTCAAGCGGTCATACAGTTGAAATAGACGGAAAGCTTTAGATTGACGGGTTATTCCCTTCGCATCTATCGTGTCATAGTGATGATGAAGCAGCCCCATAACTTTATGGTCGTTAACTACAGTAAGAGTCGAACCCTCGATAGCTTCAAGCAGATACTTGTTAGCATCACGCCAAGCCCACTCGCAGAAAGACATGCCGCCAGATGACGCTTCGAAAGTTTCTACGTATGCAAGAAACTCCCAAAGGTTGCGAGGAATGTCGTTCTTTTGGAACCAGCGAGACATAAATCGAGCCTCGAAACGTAAACGATTAGTTGCAAAATCTCTTAAAGACTCATCAGAAAGGCTTTTGATCACATGATCATATTTACGAGTTTTTTCTTTCTTGGATAAGCGTTTAAGAGATTCGCATTGTTTCTCAACTTCGTCTGATTTTGAGTAAATAATTAATGAAGTGCAGCGTCCTGAATCAGGACTGTTTTTGTCATTGTTGAAATAAACGGATGTTTCGTAATCACCTTCTCTACTTGGACGAAGGTATCTATGAGAAACAGAAGACAGAGATTTAAGTGCGCCAAGAATTTGGTCACGTGATTCAACCTGAACAGAAAATGTGGAGTCAAAACGGTAGATATCTGTTTTATCAAAGTCGAGGACTTCGGCAAAAAGTGGCATCGCTTCTTTAAATGAGACTAAAAAAGCAGTTAGACAGTTAACCAAACTATCAGAGCCATAAACGTTATGCCCTTGCATTATCTTGGCTGGCGAAGCTTTTAACTCGACACAAGCGGCTTCACGGAAACCTGAACCTTGAAACACCTTCATTGCAATTCCTGCATACGAAGTAGGAACAGATTCCCAAGCATGACGTAAGTTTTCTATATCGACGTCACCGGAATCAATATCAGCGACAATACCGCACTCTAGTTTAAGTCCCTTTTGAAGCAGGTCATTCATATTGATATGAAACTCCCACCCGTCACGAACTGCAACTGGCGTATATAGCTCATCTTTAAAGTGAATTCTCAAACCGAATAAGTCGTACAAACCAAAACCCTGTCAATAGACATCAATGTCACCGAATTGGTGACACTTTGTGTGTAGTAAACAAGATAATACAAAAATAAGAAATGTCAATGATGCATAGACATTAATGTCTGTCTAAAATGATAGTGAAAAACATGGGTATATAATGGAGAAACAAATGAAAAGTTCTCGAGAAGAAGAGATGACAGACACTTATAGAGCAGAAAGAATAAAAGAAGCTATCTTAACAAACGGCACATACGAAGAGATAGCTGACAAAACAGGGATTGGGTCAAGGACACTACTAAGAATCGCAACTGGAAAAACAGAGCCCAAGTTCAGTGATGTTATTACGATTGCAAAAACAACAAATACACCATTAGAGTGGATTGCATATGGACAAATGAAAGATATCGAGGTTGACGCTGTAAAATCATTCGAGCAAACGCTAAATGGTTCAGATAAAAAGACCGACGAAGCGTACCGAACAATCATTTGGAACCTGAGTAAGCTCTACAAAGAAGATATACAATCATTAGATATACAAATACAAGCACTGTCTAAATACAGAGAAAATCAGAGAAAAAAAGAAAAAGAAAAATACAGGAAAAAGTACATCACTCTACTAGCCAAAGGTCCAAAGTTCACCAAAGAAGCTGAAATGAGCAAAGACTTCCTGATGAAAGAGTTCCAATGTCGAGAAGAAGAACTAAGTGAATCCAATTTAGCACTAGAAATCCTTGCAGAAAAAAAGAAGATTGAAAGCTATGAAAAGGAATTGGAGGAAATAAATAAAAATGCTACTGGTATTATAAGAAGAGTTGGTCAAATAGAACTCTTGAAAAGGAAATATGACATGTAAATGGCATCACAGAGAAAACCTACTGTTAAGGACTAGTACCACATTGGGACTATAAGCCACTATTAAAGTATGTGGCTTACGCCCTCCGCACCAACGCCCCGCGCTCGCAGAGCGGCGCAAAGCGTGGGAGCGAAGTGCGGAGAAACTAAAGCCAAAAATTAAGAAAATTCCCACAACTCGAAATCAACCATAAAACCACATTTTTTAAGATAGTTTTCACCAATAAGTTGTGGGTGATAGCTTAAATCAGTAAGAGATTCATTAGTGGAGGCAATTACTCCTCCCATGAATTCAGGTTTATTTTTAACAACACTCATGGTTGTAAATAGGGACGCATCGATTATTTCACCACTAGGTGCAGTCAACCAAGCATGAAGATTTACCGATGGGTTGAAATCTGCATCTTCCTTGTCCATGTAACTTTTCAGCGTATCAAGGTCAGTGTGAAACACTGGCTTACCTTCGAGTAAGACATAACCAAGCGTATAATAAAAAGTGATACCTAAGCGCTTCTCAAGTTCATTCTTCAAAAGTGATGTAACCCAAAAGCATTTTTGAGAGACTTCTTCTGGGCTAAATTGACCTAAGTGTTGTTGGATGATCGAATAAATACTAGAGCGTGTATCTTGATCTAAAAGAGGAGAATCTAAGGTAATGGAGCCTGTTTCCAAGCCTAAAGATTTTGTAGTGTCGAACGCTTCAATGAATTGATTTTTATACATTAATACTTACCATATGAAATTATTGGAATAAGTATAATACCCCCTGATTGAATAAAATCTAAAAAAAGTTCGTATTATGGGATTTATGTGTACGGGCTTCACTGGCAAAGCGATTCTCCCTCACCATCTTCACGCACTGACAGACGGACAAGCCGCCCTCGGTGCGGAATCACTACTTCACTCGCCCACCCTTTGCTGTCGTTCAGGCCAGAGGCAAACCCTCAACATAATTCCATACACATAATACGCACTTT